CACAACACCTTTGCCCCTATTCCCCTAAACGCCCCTAGGGGCACTCAGGGGCATTAGGGGCACAACAATTCTTGACTTTCTGTGAACTCATTTTTCGTTCTTTTGCATCAACATCACGCTCAACTGCACTTCATTGGTGAACACCCAACCTCCGTCGCATGACTCCAAAGTCCCTGCATGAAGCAGTTGTGCAATGATCCCATCTGGCCTGGAGGCATCCATTTTGTTCCTAGCAGTTCTCTCTGCCATGCCATCTTTAATAAGCAAATCTCTCAATCCATCCCGACTCAAATAAGGTAAACCTCTACGTTCTTCTGTGCCAGATGCCCACCAAGCACGCTCCACCATTCTGACATTCTCATCATACTTTGATGGTTTCTTATTTTGTTGAGTAGTATTGGCCTCATTATCTGGAATGGCAACGCACGTTGTTGCTGGGTTGCCAAACTTGGATGTTCCCATCTCAATCACTTCTAATTTGAAGTAGATGGTTTCGCCCTTGCCGGGTAGTTCTCGTTGCTTAGTCACGTTGACCATGCGGATGCCGTCTTTCTCAATCACCTCGATCTCGGTGTCGATGTGAGCGCGGATGCCTGACCAGCCGCGAGCACCCTTGGCTGCATCTTTGCCGTTGTGGTGGATGATCATCAGGGCGGCTTTGGTGGCGGTGGCTACTTGGTCAAACCTTGCCATGACCGGCCCCATGTCTTCGCCGCTGTTCTCGTTTGCGCCTGCGCTCATACGCGCCAAGGTGTCGCCAATGATCAAACGCACGGGCTGTCCCTTGATTGCTTCAACGGCCCTGACCAACTCGATGACATCGTAGGCATCTTGATCGTTAGTGTAAAAGTTCATGGGCACGGGCACCATTGCCAAATTCTCTAAGTTGCAACCGTGGTACTTCTTGATGGCCTGCATCCGCGATCTGATGCTCGCTGGCGCTTCGCAGGCCAAATAAATCACCAAGCCGGGATCGGTCTTGCGCCCGTAGCACGTGGTGCCGGTTGCAATTGCGGTGGCAACCGAGAGCGCCCAAAAGGTCTTGCCCGAATTGCTGTCGCCGTAAACCACCACTGAACTGCCAATGGTCATCAAGCCTTCAACCAACTCGTCTGGTGCCTCGTATTGGTTGCCCAACTGGTCACCAAACACTACCTTCAGTTTGTCAAAGACTGCGGTGCCGGTCTGTTGAATCAACAGCGCGGTCAAGTCGTGACCGGATTGCGCGTAGTCGTTAACGTCACCCAAGATGGGCGGCATCACCATACGCGCCCCGTGCTTGGCACAGGCTTGCTCTGCGTAACGCTGGCCCACACCTGATCTGTCATTGTCGGCCACGACCACTAGATCGCTCGTTGGATGTAACACACGCATTGCCTCGACCACCGGCACAAGGTTGGACGCTGAGTATGCAACCACCACGGGACGGTGTGTTGCTTGGTGGATGGTGGCAGCGGTGGCGAAGCCCTCGGCCACGTAGATGGCGCCAGGCTCGTCCATCGAGCCTAGCCACCAAAACTTGCCGCCAGTCTGCCCGCCTGGGTGATAGAGCTTGCCGCCCTCTGCGTCAATGTACTGGAGCGACGACAACGTGCCGTCGGCATCGTACAGGGGCACCACCAACCTGCCATCGCCGGTAACCCGAGCGCCGTAAGGCGTGATGCCCTTACGTTTAAGGTACGGGTGGTCAGGTGACGCGCCTGTGCAGTCTGTCCAGATCTGATCCACCACATCCGCGGCCACCTCGTGCTTACGGGCCTGCTCAATGTCACGCGCAGCCTTTGCCTCTGCCATGCGACGGGCAAACGCCATGTCGTCGGCTGGGCTGATCTGCCGCCCCACCTCAGCACGCCACGTTGACTCCAGACCAGCACGCCAACACCCAAACCGCCCCGCGGGAATGCCGTCGCTGAAGGCCACGTACCAGCCAGACTTGTCACCCGCACCGGGCGTGCCCTTGGTGCCGGACCTGAAACGGTGGATCTTGCCGTCCAGGTGAACGGTGTCTGGCGGCTCAAGTCCCGAGCCACGCATGGCATCCTGGAGTTGCTGCTCAGGTGGTGCGAGTACCCGCTCGGCTGGTGGCGACCATGAGCCGCCGAAGATGTGTGATAGGTCAGCCATTGAGCGCAACCATGCTTGTCTGGCGCAGGTAGTTCTCGATGGATCGCATGGTGGACTTGCTTGGCCTGCTCTTGCCATTCACCAGCCGGTACAGCGTGAACACGCTCAGTCCCGTGGCATCAGCCACCACTGGCAGCTTGCGGTCGGCGAGGCGTTGCTTGATTTCGGTCAGGTTCATGGTGGTGTCAAAAAAAGTTGCAGAAAGTGCTTGCATCGTAGCACCAATGCCGCTACAGTTCAACTCATGCGCTGAACAGATTGTCTGAAGAGCGCACAACTTCTAGGAGCCCATCATGGCAACTTCCAAAACCATCTCTGCTGAAGCCCGCAGCCTTCGTGCCGCAATCAGCCGTAGCAGCAAGACTTTTGCTGCCGCCCATCGTCAGATTGCTTTGCGTCGTATCGGCAGCGTTCTGCTGCTGGCCGACAAGAATCTGGTTCAAGCGCAGACGCTGATGGCAGACGCTCGATTCCACGCTCAATTTATTCTTCGCGCATAAATAAATTGCAAAAAGTCAGCACGGGTTGCAAAACCTGTGCTATGATTGCATCATGCGCTGACCAGATGTCCTGACAAGCGCCTAACTGGAGAGACATTATGTACATCGTCAACGGCAACGCCTACCAATTTGAAGACGGCATCCTAATGACCGCCGCCATCATGCTCGACGACACCGTCAGCGCCGAATGGATCGAGGTTAGCGACTTCACCGAGACACCCGAGTGGCTGGTGGTGCTTGCTACCAAGCACTCCATTCGTCGGTCGCTGGAGGCATCAGCATGAAACTGATCTGCACCATCCTCACCGAACTGGCCCAAGCCACCCTAGCCGCCGCGATCATTGGCGCACCGCTTGCCTACTACTTTTTGTTTGTGATGACCCCCTAATGCTTTACCGCCGCCGGTCGGTCACCGGCACCTACCAACGCCAAACCGGAGTAACCCAACATGGCTATCAATCTGAAATCAACCAGCGGCCTAAGCGCCAACGGCGTAAAAATGCTTGTCTACGGGCAGGCCGGGGCTGGCAAGACCAGCCTCATCAAGACATTGCCCAACGTGGTGGTGCTGTCCGCAGAGGGTGGCCTGCTGTCCATCCAAGATGCCGATTTGCCCTACCTTGAGATCACCAGCATGGCTGATCTGATGGAGGCATACGAATGGGTCAACAGCGCAGCCGCCAAGGATTTTAAATCGGTCGCCCTTGACTCGATCAGCGAGATTGCAGAGGTGTGCCTTAACACCGAGAAGAAGATTGCCAAAGACCCCCGGCAGGCTTACGGCGCGATGCAAGAGCAGATGGCCGATGTGATTCGCGCCTTCCGCGACCTGCCTGGGCGTCATGTCCTGATGACCGCCAAGCTGGAGAAGGCAACGGACGAGATGGGGCGCATCCTGTACGCGCCCTCGATGCCGGGTAACAAGACAGGGCAGAGCCTGCCGTACTTTTTCGACGAAGTATTGGCCCTGCGTGTTGAGAAAGACGCTGACGGCATCAGCCAGCGTGCTTTGATGTGCGACAGCGATGGCCTGTGGATCGCCAAGGATCGCTCGGGCAAGCTGGCCGGCTGGGAAGCACCAGACCTTGGCGAGATCATCAAGAAGATTGGCGGTGCAGCGTGAGGCCGATGCGCGAGATCGCCGCTGAATGGGCGGCTGAGAAAGAGGTCGAGCGCATCGCGGTCGAGAACCGCCGCCGTCTCGAAGACGAGATGGTTAAAAACTTGGCCTTGGTGCCAGACCTTGATGGCACCGTTACTAAAGACGTTGACGGCTACGCCATCAAGATCACCGGTCGCGTTGACCGCAAGGTGGACGCCGAGAAGATTCAAGAACTCGCCGCCCTGCACGGGTTGCAAGATCACCTCGGCACCCTGTGCCGGTGGAAACCGGAACTCAACATCACTGTATGGAAAGCAACCGACCCGAAGATCACTACCCTGCTAGCCGCGGCGATCACCGCGAAACCCGGTCGTCCATCCTTTTCAATCGTTCAAAACAAGGAAGAGAAATGAAACTCGGCGAAACTTACTCAGCAGCAGAACTGCAACCGTCCCAGTCTTTTGACCTCCTGCCA